AATCGTCCCACCGTCATGTTTTCCGGATCTCAGCATCTCGTTATGGATCTCATAACGATTTGCATGAGGGAACTCCGTGACGGCCACATCCACATCACCGCTGATCTGGTGCTCAATCGACTTCGCAGTTTGCTCCTGCCTGAAGCTCTGGAAGTTATGCTGGTACTGCTCCAGTTGTTTACTCTGCTGCTGTACCTGCTGCTGAAGCGACTGGATCTGCTGCGTTTGTGGGTCCGGTGGCTCCGCATAGGGATCATAATAAGGCTGTCCCTGCTGCGGATAAGGGGATTGCGGCTCTTGCCAAGGTGGCGGGGGAGCTGCCTGCTGTTGCTGCATATGTGCCTGCATCTGAGTGAAGGCAGTGGAGTACTGTTCTAGCTGCTTCGCTTGCTGATCTGCCAAGCTTTGCACCAGTTGAAGTTCATGCTGAGCCGTCTCCGCAACGGAGCGACTCTGCCGATACCCCTCGTTCACCTCTTTGAAGCGGTCGTAGGGAACCGGCTGGAAGTTTCCCGTTTCATCAGTCTCCGGCACGAACTCGCCGTTATCGCCCGGCGGGGGCGTGGGTGCGGAGGAAGGCGCGTCGGACGACGGAACGCCTGAATTTACGTCCTTTAACTCACTCATTCGCATTTCTCCTACGTTTTTAACGGGTACGACCCGTGGAAGTAGCGACACCAAAAATCCGACAAACCGGACATTTCCGACAAATCGGACATTCAAGGGCAGTTTGAGGGGACTGCCGAGCGGATGTCAAGTGCTAACTATTGAAGCCCGTATTCGCTGACGCCGGGTCCTCGGACGCCGACCGCGTTATTGGTCTCAGGCTGCCCGCCCATTCCTTGCGGCATGGGGGCCTGCTGTGCACCCTGGAGTTCTTCCGGCGTGGGATTGAATGAATCCACCGGCCCCGCTTCCGGCACCTGGAAGCCCTCCGGTGCGGCCTCCTGCGGCAGGGCTGACGGGGGCCATCCCTCACCCTCTTCCGAGTGTGGTGTCCACCAGGGCACCCCTTGCTGCTGCTGGGACTCTTGGTGATAGTGCCATGCAAGGTGCTTTTGGAAGGTACCCTGCTCCTCTGGTGAAAGCAGCCTGAAATCGACGCCCTTCATAAAGGCGAGGTGCTCGTCGATGTGGGTAATGTGGTCCTCCCACGGCTGCACATCCACAAACTCCCCTTCCGACATGCGGTGATTTTCTTCTCGCGCATAGTTTCTATCGCGAGTCCTGTCGCCGTGAAGCATCTCCAAGTCACCGAACTCCATATCCTTTCTTGCCTGCATTTTGACGCGGGGATCGTTAGGGTCGCCATACATGCCCAACTGATACATCTGCATCACGGTCTCTTGCCGGATCGCCGGGTTACGGCTCAGCATGCTGAAGGGCTTGACACGGACATCGGTGCTCTTGATTTGGCTTCGATAAAAAGAAAACACCTCGATCTCTTGGTTTCTACCGGCAACGCGCATCATGCGCTCTCTCGGCATATTGTCCCGCATGAGCCGGAGCCAGTGGCTGCAAAGGCCCGCAATGCGGAGCTGAAACTCTCGGACGGTGGGCCCGAGCTTCGTCTGGTCCAGCGCTGCCGCGTGCCGTATCGCCCGACCGGAGAAGCTTGCGGGGGCACTGCCGCGTGTCACGTCCGAAATGCCGCTGATATCCTCAATGTTCCTCTTTTGGTCGAGCACAATCATGCGGTGCTCTGGTGATAGCGCCGCAGGGGGCATCTGCTCCGGCGGTCGCGTTGCCGTCCGGTTGTACTGAATCACCTCACCCGGCTCATCGGTAATGCTGCCCTTTGAGATGGAGCCTTTTTCTGCGCGCCACTTGGGCTGCGCGTGGAGGTTCTTGTTCTCAATGCGCTGCGACTCGCTCTTATTGAGTTCCTTTTGCGCGGGGATCAGCGGCTTGACCAGGCCCTCACCTGCCCACCGCCCCGGTACGGTGTTGTGTCGGACGGCATAAAAGGGAAGGATGTCATAGGGCAAATCGCCCTGCTCAAGCACAACGCCGCCGGCCACAATGGCATAGAGTCCCTTCGGGTAGCGCAGCGAGGCCCGCTCAAAGTACTCAATGACCATAATGCGGTCCAGCCCCACCTCATCGTCTCCGCTGGTCCCCCTGAATTGCCGCACCACTTGCTGGCTATAGCTATCCGACTCATAGGTTGAGTTTGGGGAGATGTGCTTGCCTCGCTTGGGCCACCGAGAGCGCAGTCTATCGATGTGCATGAAGTTAGCGTGGGTCATCCACTGACATGACTCCTTGTCTTTCGCGCCGGGATCCCAGCCCACCTCAAGGCCGGAGACGATTTCGCACACCACCTCTCCGCTCTTTCTTGTCTCAAACTTGCGCGGGATGATCCCTTCATCATCCGGCTCCCCGTTTGGGTTCGGCACTTCCACGGTGGTCTCTTCACCCAAAGACGGATCCCACCAAATCTTCGCAAAGGCGATGGGGGTTGTGGCGATGTATTTCGCCCACTCATGGATCTTGATGTCCATCCCTGCGCGTTCCCACTCCGCGTCTAATGCGCGATCACATTGCCGCGCCGCCTCAACATCATCATCATCCGATGTTGCCGGCAGACACATAAAGCCGGGACGGTTCTCGGTGATCTTCCCGCAGAAGGTCTCCACCGTCGGCAGGATATAGTTGAGCACCATCCGCACCCGCCATGCCGGAGGGTTGTCTGCAACCAACACATTCTGCACGCGGTTGAAGCGAACCCACTGGTTGCCGGTCAAAAAGGCAACGCCCAGCCAGGAGTCTTCAATCACCTGGAGCTTGCTGTGCTCTGTTATTTCCTGCTGCTGAGCCACATAGTCCGCAAGAGCCTTCTCCTTCGGCGTTGGCTGGTGGGTTTTTTGGATCTTGTCCTTATAGGCGTCAGTAATTGGACCGCTTGGGTATGCCATTGAGGCTTCTCCTTCCGTTGTCTCTTAGCCCATTTGGGGGCCGGGGGGACCTTGAGGGGCCATGCCGGCCATGCCGCCCAATCCGCCCAACGGCGCTCTTGCCCACCGCTGTCGGAGCCGATCCAGCGCTGTCTTCAGCGCCGGGTTGACTTGCTGCATCCCACCGGGCGGCTCAAACGAGGGGATGTTTGCACCCAGGGAGGGAAGTGGCGGGGGAGCGCCTTGGCCCATCTGTTGGCGTGCCATTCCAATAAAGTCCGGCTTTTGTTGCTGTGGTTTTGTCATGCTTGGTTGCCCCAGGTAGGCATTCAGCAAAGAAGTCCCCGTGCCAAGCGCGAGCGGGATAAGCCAAGAAGCGGGTTCCATGTCTATTCTCCGTCGTGTACAAGGTTTCGCGGCTCGTATCGGTGATACGATGACTCAAACTTGCTCTTATAATCGGACTCAAACTCTTGCCAGTCTTCCTCAGCCTGCCCGCCAAGAGCCGCCTTGTGGCGCTTCCATTCGCGATCTGCCCGCATGTTGAGCCCATGGTAATAGCGGGCAATGAGGCCGGCGGCTACTACAAAAGACACTAATGCGATACAGCTCAGGGCATAAATCACAGCGCTCACCACTGGTTCCCCAGATAGGGATCCACTAATTCATCACGGCCCCCACTCAACCAATGGGCAATCCGGGGGTTCGGATGAGCTGGCGCAGGCTCTTCCCTGTGCTCCACTATAACACTCTCCCCAATCTCCGAGTCAATGAAGAGAAGCTGCGCCATCGACACAACCGCGTCATCATGCTCGCCCGGCATCGCCTCACACTTACCTTGGGCCGTGGTGATAAAGGTCTGGCACTCGTGGAGCAGGACCGCCGAGTTTAGATCCCAAGTCATGTGGCGGATGACTTTCGCGAGTGCCGCCACGCAGGCGTCCCGCTTTGCCTTTGTGCCCATCTTAAAGCCAAAGCGCTGGCTCCAGTTCCCGCTCCGGCTCCGCACATACAGGTTATGATAGCCCGCGCCATCGTTCTTTTCTAAAAGATTCTGCAATGTTGCGAGCCCAGGCCCATCCACCTCCGGGGCTAAGAGCGCACTATTGTAGTAATTCGCCGCAGCATAGGCCTGTTGCGCCACAACATCGGGCGGCGCTCGATAGTAAAACTCTGCCACTTGGCTGCGCTCTGTCCGATCCCCCACTTGGATGCAGCTAAAGTCTCCATCCTCTTGTCCGTGCGACGAGTCTGCCGTAACAATGTACTCATGCCCTTTTTGCGGCTCATACCACACCGTCCAACAGGGTACCCCGGCCTCCCACGCCCCGCGCTTTCGCTCGTCATCCCACACCAGGGACTCATATTGCTCGCAATCGGCGGACAATTCATCCAATGCGGCGAGCAGTTTCCGGATCGCGTCCTGATCTAGCGGCGATTCGGACGAGCTGGTAAAGGCGATCTCCGGACTCAGCGGAAATTCCGTGTCAAAGGCTTTTAGATCCCCGTCAAACTTCGTCTGAAGTGAGCGCCGAGCCCAACGAACCTGCCATGGGCTCAAGTCAAAGACCATTGCGCGCTTGGCCCACGTCTCGTCATAGCCCAGCCGCTTCGCAATCTCCCAAAACTTCGTAGCGTTCTCCCCTTTATACGCCCGAATCAGGGCATTATGTCGCGCCCTCTCGCCTTTCTTCTCCTTGAGTTTATATTTGTGGTGGTCCTGCCAACCGAAGAAGAACGCCTTAAAAAGGTTTTCGTCTGTGTTCTTCCACGCGGCCCAAAAGCGCGTATAAAACGCTCCGGCGCTCCCGCACGCTGTGCTCTCAATAAAGACATAGGTTCCATTTTCGTCCTCAATGGATCCAAGCGATGACTGCAACACCTGAGCATCCGATGTCGTTCGGCGGCGCTTCCACCACAGTCCGAGTTCTGATAGGTGCAGGTAATCGGGCGTGGACCCACGGTCGGCATCTGTGGCCCCCTGCGTTTCCACCTCAAAGCTTGAGCCATGCTCCCAAAACACCCCCATGTCCCTGGAGCTTCGCTTGCCTTTCCCCGGTGCTATCGTCTCAAGCGCAGGGTGTTGATACGTCTGGAAGCGTTGTGTGATCTCAAAAATATCTTCCGTGCTCTCCTTGCGGTGCGCCATACACTTGGCGACAAAGAGCCGGTTAAACTGACACTTCCAATGACCGTAAGCCTCAATCAGCGTCGAGAAGCCAATCTTGCGGCTCTTCAATATAATGATCCGCACCGGGCGCTTCTCTCGCTCCTGCCGCTCGATCTCCTTGAGCACCAGCTCCTGCTCTGACCGCAAGATAAAAGGCACCATCTCATTCTTCCCACTCACGTAGTCCTTGACGCGAATGCGAAGGCAGTGCTCCGCGTAATACCGGAAGTCTTGCTTGCAGCGCTTCCAAAAACCCTTGGCGTCCAGCCCGTCAGGGATGGGCCGCTCTTCTACCGTCCGACGCTCACCCGCTTCCCCAAAAGGATCCCAATCTAGTTTCGCTTGCCGTGCCACGTCATGCAGCCTAACATACCGAATAGACAACAACCGTCCGAAAAGGAGCCCGCATGCAATACCCCGTAGCCGACACGGATGCACTCTTCGACATCCAGGTGAGCCAAGAAGCCTTCGACCTCATCGACCGAAAGTCAAAGACCATCGGACTCCACCCCCATGTCCTCGTGGACCAAACCGCCCACCTCCTCCTGGCCTCCCTCATCCAAAAAGACATCCCCATCCCAAAAATCTCCAAAGGAGCCATCTTCCTCGGGCACGTTCAGCAAGGCTCCACATACAGACTCCCAATCAGCCGGCCCGTCGCCAACCTACTCCGGCCCTACCTCACCACCCTCGGCTGCGGACTCGCACCACTAATGAACAACGCCATCGAGAAGAACCGCTTCAACATCCAACGCATGCAGCCACTCAACTGCCGCTCAATGAACTCCATCCGTATGAAACTCTTCAAAATGGAACAAGGTCTCGATCCGCTTGAGCCCTACGCCGCCCAAAGAGGCTAAAACGACCGCGCTAAACGCTAGACCAACCACCAAAACCTCCATCTGCTGAAAACACACTCGCCTCACTGGCCGTCTGTTCAGTACTCCGCCCTGCCCCTTCTAAACATTTTGCGCTTGACACGCCATGAATGTCGCAGTTACCTATTCCTTATAGAGGCTTCGCACTACTCCGGTGTGTTAGAACTCCAAACATAGCTGTGCGAATGCCTACTCCCCTCATGGAAAGGCCGAATAGGCCCTGGAGAGGGATTGGGGGGTCCATCATATACCGAACATGAGATGCCGTACCCCAAATCGGGTACTCCCCCCTCG